AAAGATGAGTCCAGTAGGACCATTCATTGGTTGAACACCTGCGAGGTCATAAGCGACCAGGTTAGGCATTGCGCGTCTGATCAACGAGATCAGAACTGGATCGAAACCAGCAACAGGTGAAGAAGCACTAGCAGAAAATCCAGGATTTCCTGTGCCCGACTGTGTGTTTACTGTTGGGGTTTCATAGAGAAATTCACGCTCTTCGTGAAGTGCTCTCTCTTGGTTTTCAAGCAGGATAGCAGTTACCGCTCTACGATGTGAATCTTTGATCGGATCCATTCCTTGGTAATCAAGGATTGGTGCCCACTTCTCCTGCAGTTGTTCTGTTTGGAACATTTGCATTTGATTTACCTCTTTAAAAGTGTTTTTTGTTTGACTTGGATAATTTAAAAATCAATTTTTAGAAACTCTGCTGAGAACATTCAAATAACTTTCCATAATTCCATTAACTTGAGGTTGGTCGGAAACCTGAGTCTCTTCCGACAAGTTCTCTGCGTTATTTCTTTGAGTACCAGCATTAGATGGGAAATATGATTCCCTCAAGGTTACTAGTTTCTCACGATAGCTCTCTTCACTATCAAACTCAACATTTTCGGCAAGAGAAGCGAGTTTGTCTTTCTGAGAAAGTGCAAGACCCTCAGTGACATCTGCAAAAATTACATCAGCAACTGACTCTGCTAATCTTCTATTCAGAGCAACATTTCTTTCGATTTGCTCGTTGAGTTTTTCTTCCATTTCATCAAGTTTATCTACCATGCTCTCGATGACATCATATCTATCTTCAGGGATTGTTACATAATGATCTTCAAAAAGACTCTTCATTCCTGCAAGGAATGATTCTGTCATTTCGGTCTTAAGACCGTGCTCTACTGCGAGTGCATTCTCTTGAATCCACTCATCAGCAACATACTCAAGATATGCATCAACTCTTTCTGTAAGTTCATCTCTAATTGATTGAATTTCTTCAACCAAAGATTCTTGATACTGTACTTGAAGTTGCTCTTTAATTTCAGTAACTTTTGTCTTGATAGCAGCTTCGAAGATGGTGCGTGCTTTCTCTTGGAATTCTTCGGAGAGTTCTTCGCCTTCGAGGAGAGCATTAACATCTTCTTCGATGTCAAACTCTTCTTTCATCTCATCCTCTTCCTCTTCTTCCTCATCTTCCTCTTCACCATTCTTCTTCATTTTAGATTTAGACTTGGAAGTTTCTTCCTCATCTTCATCTTCTTCAGCAGCTTCAGAAACTACTTCATCATCAATTTTTTCGAGGATTTCTTCCTCGTCTTCAGTTTCTTCCTTAACTCCTTTCATAGGTTCTGCAGATTTTGCAGCACTATTAACAACATCCTTGACTTGAGCAAGGGTTGCTCCTGGAGTCTTTAATTTCGCTGAATCATCATCAGTTTTATAATTTTCTGGAGTAGGACCTCCGAGATCTTCCCAACCACCAGTTTGACCAGGAGTATCCCCAGTCAGTTTGTGCATTGGTTCGGCAGGTGCAGCCCCTTTGGTTACTACGTTTTCCATTTCTTGTAAATTGCTACCAACGGACATTTTAGAATTATTGTGTTATAATCTATATTTATTTATAATTTATAGATTTGAGAGAAATTCTTGGAAAAGTCCAAGTTTATGCTCTTCAAGTCTTTTTTGGTCTACTAGGGTATTAATTCTTCTTTGAGTTTGCTCTGCAAGCTTTTCACGAAGAATTCCACCTTCCCAAACCCACTCTTTACCTTCCATGATTCCCTGAACAAAAGCATCGGGAGCAGAAGGATCCGCTACAATATCTGCAGCAGTTGCCAACATAAAATCTTCACCAACAATCTTATGACCCTCATTAGTCATCTTGAGAGAACCTACACCACGGGAAGAAACACCAAGACAAACACCTTCACCAATAAGAGATTTTGCAATCTTACCCATTGGAGTTTCTAGAAGTTGTGCTTTTCCTCTGAAATTGTTTCCATCTTGTTCAAGAGAAACAATTTTATGTGAAACTCTATCAAGATTTACAGTTGGGCCATCGGGATGTCCGAGTTCTCCAAGAGCACGTCCTTTACTAATAAAAGCTTCCGTGTATCTTTTTACTTCACGGGAAAGAGTTTCCATAGGATACATTCTTCCATTACGATTACAGATGTCACCTTGAAGAAAAACTCCTTCGATGTACATTTTTTTCTGTGAACCCTTTCCTTCAGTAACGAATTCTACTTTTTGGATTTCTTCTGTGATTAGTTTCATTAGAGTGAATTTGTAATTTGGACTTCTGTTATATGAGTTGCGCCACCAGAATCTGCGGCAACCTTAATAGACTTTCTTATTTCTGCACTACTTGTTGCTGTAATAATTCCAGTAATAGAAGATGTATCCCAATTCAAAACAACTCTATCTGATTGATATCCATTTCTTGGATCTGTACTAAGAATATTTGAAACTTCTGCAAATACTGTGTTTATTCCAGATGGTTCAATTCCACTCAAAGAAACATAATCTCCAACACTAACAGAAGATGTTGTTCCACTTGGTAAAGTAACTATAGTAGAAGAACCTGTTACAATCCCAGAAATACTTTGAGATCTAACGGACTCTTTAACTATTACAGTTTCTCCTGCTTTTAACCAAAGACTGGATGACGTGCTTATAGTGGGAGTATAACCTATTTCAATATAAGTATCTGCTTCTGGAGCAATTCTTATATAACCAGATTGTAAAGAAATTGGTTCACTAGTAGATATGCCACTAAGTTTGGCAACTTTTTGTACTATTTTAAAAGCAGACATATTTATACAGAACTATATTAGTTATTTAGATTATTATTCCTCTTCATCGGTATTATTAAACATCTGATTAGATACTTCTGGTCTAATTTGATCTATCTTTTCTGCAGATTTTGAGAAAAGAATATCCTTAATTGAATCAGAAATTTCAGAAGCAGATTTACCAGTGGCAATTAAATCAACAACATTTTCCATTTGAATAAAAATTATCTTTCAAAAATTATTTATATCTCAGCTCTTTTCCTATCCTGTTGAAATTCTGCATCAACAATTTTTGAGTCGTTTTCTATATTTGGTTCCTGTGGAACATCTCCCAATAAATTCTGATCTTCTGCAGAATCTTGAGGTAAAGGTTCTCCAGTAATTGGATCTACTGAATTTGGATCTGGAATAATTCCATCTTTAATTTCTTTCTCAATTTGTTGATCGATTTCAATAATTTCAGAATCTGTCTGTCTAAGAACTTTTTTCCTAACCCATTCCGAAGAATAATATTTTCCGATATATGGTTCAATTGAAGCTAAAGTTCCCAATCTTTCATTTAAAAGTTCAGACTCTTTTAATTCTGCAAATTGATTATCATACAAGAAGTCATATTGAATATGATCGCTAATTTCTTCCCAATCTTTTGGAGTAATTATATTTTTTAGAATCAATTGAGTTTTCAGCATGTCATTAAACAAATTAGCAAACCTTTTTCTCAATCTTCCAACAAATTTTGCAAATTTAAGTTCATCTCTCAAAATTTCAGAAGAACGTCCGAGATTAAAACCACCATCAGAAGCAATTCTCGATTCTGGGACACCAAGTGCTCTATAAAGTTTCTTTTGGAAGTACTCAATATCAGAAAGTTCCCCTAAATTTTGACCTCCAGGAAGAGTTGTGATTTCTGTTCCTCTACCACCTTCTCTTCTTGGAAGCCAAAAATCTTCCATCATACTCATAAATTTGCGATCATCACGAACTTCTCCAGTATTTGCATCATACACTAGTTTATTCCTATATCTCATCATCACATCTTTAAGATATTGTTCTGCTTTAACTTTAGGTAAGTTTCCGACATCAATATAAAAAATACGACGCTCCGGAGCACGAGACAATCTATAAATGACAAGAGAATCTTCAATCATTCTCAATTGATTGAGTGCTTTAATTGCTTTATGGAGATAAGAAAGTACCGTTCCTTTGTTTCTATCTACGAGACCAGAAGTACAATATGTAACAGAATCTTTTGCAATTTTTAAAGTCTTTTGTCCCTTTCCTCCAGAAATAGTTCCAGATGGCCAAGATGGTGATGGAGTATAAACAAAATATTCCTCTATTTCTGGATAAGATTCTGCAGTATTATTTTGAGTTCTTGGAGATAAAATATTTCTATCATTTTTCTTTTCTTGACGAACATACTTCATCTTCATGGGATCAATATATCTTATTTCTTGAATCCCATCCTGAGGTTTTTTTACATCAATTATCTTAAGATAAAATAATCTACCATCAATATACCAATTTCTAAAAATTTCATGGCATTTTTTATCAAAATCCATGATTTCTTTTATATACCTAAACTCTTTCCTAATAGCTTCCTTCAGTTTATCACTAGCATTAACATTTGATAATTCAATCTCTACAGGAGAATCATAAAGATCACTTACAATAGCTTCATTTACGACATCTTCAATAGCACCATCACACTCTGGGTGAAGTGCCATCTCCCTATATCTACGAATTAAATCGTACTCTGTACGATAAACACCTTCAATATCAACATATTGACCGTAAAATCCACTCTGAATATAGTAATCAACCCCGTCCTCATTTGAAGGAGGAACGGGGGATACTACAGAAGTTGGTTTTTTGTTATCTTCAATTGAAAAACCAAAAAGTTTTGCCATTTTGTAATTTTATGTTCTTATGTTATATTTATTATACTATATTATCTCCTCCAGCATTGTCACCATCTCCTCTAGTAGCTTCCCACCATTGAACCTGGAATTCAACTGTAAATTCTTGGATGGCATCAGTAGATTCATAAGAAAGATCAATTTGAGAAATATTAGTGGGAAAAACATCCCAGAACTTATAAGTTCTTAAAATACTTCCATCACGATCTAATTGATCTACATATGCTGGTTTCATATATTCACCAGGATCAGTGAGACCAGTTGCATCATCATGCTTATTGATCAAATTCATCCATTTTTCAAAAGCATTGCGTAATTCAAAATCAACATCATTTATAACAGTTACGGTCCAGGTGTCAAATGTACGGTCTCCCGCTAATTTAAGGATTCTCCCTCTAAAAGGAACCTCAATAGGACCAACATTTGATGCAGGAAGTGCTGCCCCTTTCACTAAGAAATTTGCATAATCATTTTTTCCACTTGGTAATGTAGCACCGGTTGGAAATTCTAACCTAACTTCGAATAAGTTAGGTCTCGCACCACCTCCCGCTAATTTATTCTTAAATTGTGAAATTGTTTTTGGTGCCATTGTTTTAGTACTCCTAAGTGATTATTTTAGATTAATAAAAATCAAACATTACCAATAACTTCTTCGAAGGCAACTCCAGTTCTAGTTGCAACGAATGTTAGTCCAATATAATTAATTGATCTAGATGGCTTCACATAAATGTCAGCGATAAATTCATTGTTGTCAATAACAGCAGGAGTGTTATTTGTTTCATCACAAATAACTCTGAAGTCAAAAATTCCTCTCTTAGCCTGAACATCTCTAAGGAAAGGTTCTACAATATTTACAAAATTCGATCTTGTAATCACATCATTGAATTCGAAGAGTTGATCTCTAGCTGCTGATGAAATTGCATTTTCCAAATAGATGAACAAGCGGCGAACGTTAATTCTATCAAATGCAGATGCTCTAGAAAGACCAGTCTTATCTCCGAAGAGAACAATTCCACCACCTGGTGAGAAAATAACTGGATTGATTCTATTGCTGTATAAAGTATCTCTTTGAGATTGATTTGGATTATATGCCAGTTTAACAGCATTCAAAATAGATCCTCTTGCGGTTCCTGCTGGCGAGAACCATGGGAAATTATTTGCATCATTTCTAGCACAAAGACCTGCAATATCTCCATTTAAAGGAACATATCTAAAGACTCTGTTAAATCTATCATACATGTACTTATATCCACTATCAAAAACTGCATAAGAAGATGAAGGAATAGCACTATAGAATGAAAGAATATTATTTGTAATTGTTTCCGAAGAATTAACAGTTACATTTGGACCAGAAGTAGAATCATTTAAGAATGCCAATCTATATGGACTGATAAATGCAACAGAATCTTTTCTATATTCTGCAACTTCAATCAACTTACTTGCAAGTGCTTGTGCTTCTTCAAGAGCATAATTGCCCGATCCCATCAGCAAGAAGTTAATTTCATACTCTTCAGTGTTCTTAAAGACCTCATATGAATCCGAAAGATAGCTTAAATCAGTTGAGAACGATCCAGTATTTTGCTTATCCGATGTACCGTCATAGTTTAATCCATTCTCTAAAGTATAGGTATTTGATCCAGCACATCCAAAAATTACACCTTCAGCATCTTGATCCCAATCAATGTCAGAATCTAGTGTATAACCACTTGAGAATCCTGTAGTTGTAATTCCTGTTGGTTGTCCACCACCAAAAATAGTAGAAGAATTATTATAGAGATAAGATCTCCAGTAAGATGGTGAACCTACAGAGAACAATGCATCTTTAGCTTTTGAGAGACTTAAATGCTTCTCTAGAATAGTTCCTTCATTTCCACTAACTTTTCCTTCACCGTCAATCACTAAAACGTGAACTTCATCGAATCTAGATCCTCTAGATGCTGCATAAGAGGTTGTTTGAGGTCTTTGAGCTATAGAAGACCATTTTCTTCTAATGTTTGTATTAGCAGTAATTGTAAATTCTTGCTGATCATACCAATCTACACTTGTAGAAACATTTCTTTCCAGATTAGTTCCATCTAAGAAATTGGTTATTTTAATAAATTCAGATCCAATTGCTGCATATCCTCCAGAATTGAAAACAGTTGAAAGACCAGTTCTAGTTGTAGATATTCCAATTGTGGTTTCTGTTGAATTTAATGCAGTTGTTACAGTTGCTATTCCTGCAAATTCTTGCAAATAGTATGTTGTAGATCCATCAGTATGAGATGCTGCTGTTGTGCCAACAGATCCTCTTCCGCTTCCAAGAGTAATAACTCCAGCACCGATAGATGCACCGGCTAAAGAAATTAACTCATTATCGATTAACAGATATTTTCCTGATCCTGTTGAAATACCCGAAGTTGATATTCCAATTTCAGTATCAGCAGCACCTAAGGTTTGTCCTCCAGACATGTCTAA